CCCGGCTCCTGACCGTGGCGCGCGGCGTGCTCGGGACGACGGCCGACACTCACCTGATCTCCACGGCGCTGACCAAGTTGGACTTCCCCTCTCTGGTCCGGTCCCTGACCATTGCGCTCGCGTGCAATCAGGTTCTCCAGGAGAACGGTGGCTACTCCAGGGAGACAGGGGCCAACGACTCCAGCGCGCCGGCCGCTGGCGCTGGGATCAACTCGATCCGATCGGACTGCTACGCCGCGCACGGCCGCAAGGCCAGGATGCGGACCGTCTGATGGGTATCGAGATGAAGACTACGGGCCCGATCCTGGACGGCCAGGGGCCCAAGATCGTTGACGCCATCTCGGTGGAGGTGGCGGACGGCGTGGGCCAGCAGGTCTACGACGCTGTGCGCAAGCGCCTCCACATCGTGCTGGTCAACCCTTCGGGCTACTACGAATCGCGCGTGCGCGTCGACAACACGGCAGGGCCTACCGAGCTGGTCACCGATGGTGGCGTGGTCTACGGCCCGTGGCTGGAGGGAACCGGCTCCCGCAACGGCCGGTCCAGGTTCAAGGGTTACGCAACGTTCCGCAAGGTTAGCCAGGAGATCGCGAGCGCCGCGCTCACCGAGGCCGAGCGGATCGTGGAGCAGAACCTGGGGAGGCTCCAGTGATCGACATCGCCGCACTGCTGGCCGCTGCAACCTCCCATGCTCAGAGTCTCGGAGTGTTCGATCGGGTGAACGGGCACGAGCCCAAGGTGGCTCCCGGCAACGGCCTGACGGCCGCCGTCTGGGTCCAGACCGTTGCGCCGATCAGATCCAGCGGCCTGAACTCCACATCCATCTGCATGGTTTTCAACGTGCGGATCTATACCTCAATGCTCCAGGAGCCTCAGGACTCCATTGATCCGGCGATGGTTGGCGCGCTGGATCTCCTGATGGCCGCTTACTCGGGGGACTTCACTCTGGGCGGACTGATCAGATCCGTGGATCTGCTCGGTGCCAACGGCGTATCCCTGGCGGCCCAGGCTGGCTACGTGGAGCAGGACAAGAGACTGTTCAGGGTGTACACCGTTACCCTTCCGTTACTGATCAACGATGCGTGGGAGCAGGTGGCCTAGGTGGCTAAACAGAGCGGCCTCGGTGACAACTTCTATGTGGGAGGCGTCAATGTCTCCGGCGATATCGCCTCGCTGGAGTCCATCAGCACCTCCCGCGCAACTCTGGGCACAACCGGGATCGACAAGTCTGCCGAGGAGCGGATCCACGGGATCAAGGACGGCGGATTCAGCTTCACCTCGTTTTTCAACCCCGCCGTCGCTCAGGCGTTCCCCACTCTGAAGGCCCTACCTACGGCGGACGTGGTGTGCTCCTACTTCCGGGGGACCGTGCTGGGTAACCCGGCCGCCAGTTGCGTAGGCAAGCAGATCAACTATGACGGAGATCGGTCAAACTCGGGGGAGTTCCAGTTCAAGGCCGCCGTTCAGGGCAATGGCTACGGTCTGGAGTGGGGACGGATGCTGACGGCCGGCCAGCGGACCGACACCACGGCCACCTCTCCGGCGTCCGGCGTGGACACCCTGGCCGCCGCATCGTTCGGGGCCCAGGCTTACCTCCACGTGTTCGCCTTCACCGGAACCTCGGTCACCGTGAAGATCCAGGACTCGGCGGACAATTCATCCTTTGCGGACATCTCACCCAGCTTGGTGTTCGCTGCCGCGAGCGCCGTGGGAACTCAGCGGATCTCGGTGGCCAACACCACCACGCTCCGCCGCTACCTGCGAGCGATCACCACGGGCACCTTCAGTAACGCCGTGTTCGCCGTCAACGTGATCAAGAACGAAGAGGCCGGAGTGGTGTTCTGATGGTGCTCCAGGATCCCCGGACGGTTGCCCGGTACGCGCTCGCCAAGCCCGCCGGCACCCATCGGAGGCCAGCTGGTTGCGAGGAGGTCTCGTGCAAGTACTTCCGCAACGGCTGGCGGATGCGCGTTCTGGTGGACACCGAGATGGGTAAGCGCCAGGCGTACCTGATTAAGGAGTCCGGACGCCGGTACACCGTGGAGCAGACCTACGGCGAGGCGACCTACACATTCGAGCCGGGCCAGAATTGTTTCGGCGCGCACACCGTGCCACTGGATCGTCCGGCGCTCTACCTCGTCCGGCAAGGTGCCGGCCCCGTCGTCCACCATGTCCGTCCGGAACATTGGGTAGAGGATTTCTCCACCCACCTAGACAAGATCAGGGAGCAAGGCAATGGCTAAAGAGAATGGGCTTGGGTGGACGACGTTCAGCGTGGACAACTCCGCTGGAGTTCTGAAGGCAATCGTCAACGACATCACCAATGCGTCTTGGGCAATGCCGCGAGCGGTCCAGGATGTCACCGGTCTGGACAAGTCGGCCATTGAGCGGTTGCACTTGCTCTCCGATTTCAGCGTGGACATGGAGGGAGTGTTCAACGACGCTACCGACTTCAGTCACGATGTGTTCAAGACGCTGGCCAACGCCCGGACATGCACCATCGTCGTGAGCGGCCAGACCTTGACCAATGAAATCCTGCTCACGGATTACCCCCTGACTCGGGCCGATTCCGGGGAACTCACCTGGAAGGTGCCGGGGGTTCTCCAGAGCGGCACCGTTCCGGCCTGGACGTAAAGGACAGCAATGGCGCACCGACGTAAGCAGAAGGTTTTCCGGGTGGAGTTCGGGCCCGGTACGGAGTTCGATGGCCTGGAGCTAGTCACCCGTTCCCTGGCCGTTAAGGATTTCGCTGCCTTCGGCCTTTCACTCCAGACGATCGGTGAAACCCTGGACGGCGGCACCGAGGCCGATCAGCTGAAGGCGCTGGCTGGTCTCACGGACCAGTTGGCGGACGTCCAGGAGAGATTTGCCGACAAGCTCATGAGCTGGACGATGGAGGAGGAGGACGGCACCCCCACGCCGGCAACGCTGGAAGGTGTGAAACTCCTGGATGATTTCGAGTTCATCTCTCTGGTGGGTGCCTGGCTGGACGGTATCGGCGGGATCAGTGCAGACCTGGGAAAAGGCTCAGGCTCTGGAGAGACTTCCCCGGAGCTATCGGCACTGATGGAACCATTGTCACCAAGCCAGGCGAGTTAGTAGAGGCAGAACTCATCCTCGGATTGTGCGATCGGTTCAATTGCCTACCGCACGAGGCCGAGCAGATAGACGCTAAATACTTACGGCTGATCAAGATTCAGAACGAGGGAACCCGAGAGGAGGTAGAGCCCAGTGCCTAATGAAGTGTCCATCAAGATCACTGCCGACAATCAGTCCAGCGGTGGATTCAAGGCGGCCAGTTCCGAGGCCAAGGAGTACGGTAACTCGATCGACTCGGCCACGGAAAAGGCCGATGTCGGAGAGCAGAGAATCACCGGACTCAATGACACGATCTCCGGTACGGCCGCCATCATGGCCGGGCCTGGTAAGGACGGGATCGGGGCCTACCTCCAGGGCTGGGCCGATCTGGCCTCCGGCCTGGCTAACGCCGTTATCCCGGCCATTGGCCAGGTGGCCACGGCCGAGGGCCGGGCGGCCATCGCCACCTCTCTGAGCACGGCCAAGCAGAAGATTGCGGCCGTGGCTACCAAGGCGTACGCCGTTGCCCAGCGCGTGCTGAATGCGGCAATGCGCGCCAACCCGATCGGGATCATCATCACCCTGCTGGTGTTGCTGGTGGGCGGCCTGATCCTGGCCTACAAGAAGTCGGACACGTTCCGGGCCATCGTCCAGACCGCTTTCAAGGCAGTGAAGGCCGCCGCAACCGTGATGTGGACCGGCCTCAAGGCAGCGTTCGGCGCTATCGCCGGAGTGCTGAGCAACGCCGGCCAGAGGTTCCGCCAGTTCTGGAACGTATCCCGCGCTGCCATCCAGGCTCTGATCTCGTTCGCCCGTTCCGTGCCCGGCCGGATCCGGGGAGCGTTCGGCCAGCTCTACGGGATCATTACCAACCCCGTGCGCAACGCTGTGAACGCCGTCAAGTCCTGGCTGAATGGCCTGCTCTCGTTCGCCAAGTCGATCCCCAGCCGGATCGGCAACTCCATCAAGGGGGCCATCCCAGGGTTCGCCCACGGCGGCGTCACGGGATCGGCCAACGGCGCGAGCCCGAGCGGCCTCACGATGACGGGCGAGCACGGCCCCGAGCTCCTCCAGCTCCCGCCCGGCACGCGCGTGCGCAGCAACCCGGACACCCGGCGCGCCATGTCCGGCGCTGGAGGTGGAGGCGTCCAGGTGGTCAAGATCATCCTGGATGGAACCGGCCTCCTCAAGAACATCCGGGGCACCATCCGTGAGCAGGGTGGCAACGTCCAGGTGGTGCTTGGGCCGTGACCTTCCCCGCAACGATCCAAGACATCAAGGTGGAGTTGCTCGGTGTGGTGACAGATGCCGTCTGGACGGACGTCACCACCTACGTGCAGCGCCGGGACGGCGGCGGGATCCAGATCACGCGCGGCCGGGCGGACGAGACTTCCACGGTTCAGCCATCCAAGGCCACGCTCAACTTCAACAACCGGGATGGCCGGTTCTCCCCGCGCAACCCCAACGGGGCCTATTACGGCAGGATCGGCCGTAACACTCAGATGCGGGTTTCCATACTCTCCGGTAACTATCGGTTCTGGGGTGAGGTGTCGGCCTGGCCGGTCCAGCAGGACATCACCGGTACGGACGTCTGGGTGGAGGTGGAGGCCGCCGGCATCCTGCGCCGTCTCGGCCAGGGGGCCGCGCCGCTCCCGAGCGCCATGCGTCGGCGCTTCACCTCGCGCGCCAGCGTGGTGGCCTACTGGCCGGCCGAGGATGGCGACCTGTCCACGTCGATCAGCTCGGCCCTAGTCAGCGGCCTGCCGATGTCGATCAACGGCATACCGGACCTGGCCAGCTATACCGGCCTGTTCGTTTCCACGTTGCCCATTCCCCAGGTGAATGGCGCGACGTTCAAGGGCACGGTCAAGAAATACACCGCAACCAATAGCGTGCACCTAGGATTCTTCAGCTCCATTCCTGCGGCTGGCGCTACCAATGGCGCTATTGTCGCCAGGCTGAGCACTGGAGGTTCCATTGTCCGATGGGATCTCTACTATCTGACGGCCTCGGGCGGATCCCTGGGGGTCCGAGGTTATGACATTGACGGCGTTCTGGTATTTGATCCCGGCTCCAGCGCCATCAATATGAACGGCAATGATCAGTTCATTGAACTGTCCCTCGTGGATTCCGGGGCCGATATCGTGGTCTGGATCCTGGCCTATGGGATTTTCACCAAGGGTGCCGGCGGCAACACATGGACGGCCACAACCCAGAACGTCACGGTGGCCACGGCCGTCCAGATGAACCCCAACGGCACGCTGGACGATGTGGTCCAGGGCCAGATCGTGGTTGCCTCGGATACCGGTTTTTTCACCACGGGCACCAACGACGTGGCAGCGATCAACGCCTACGCCGGGGAGACGGCCGCCGCCCGGATCTCCCGGCTCTGCTCGGAGAACTCCATCACCTACACCCTGGCGGCCGGCGCGGCGGCGGACACGCCGCTTATGGGACCTATGGCCCCTGACACCCTGCTGAACTCCCTCCAGGAGTGCGTTGACGCTGATCTGGGGGTGCTCTACGAGCCGCGCGGCTCGTTCGGCCTGACCTACCGCACCCGAGCGGCCAGCTACAACCAAGTGGCAACCGCCACGGCCTCGGTGACGGCGCACGAGATGGGCTCTCTCCAGCCCGTGCCGGACGATCTGGGCACCCGGAACGACATCACGGTCAACCGCAAGCGCGGCGGCACCGTGCGCGTCACGCAAGACACGGGGCCGCTCTCCACCCTGGCCCCGCCGCTCGGCGTGGGCACCTATGACGTCCAGGTGGATCTGTCCCTCTACCTGGACACGGATCTGAACAACCATGCCGGCTGGAGGTTGCGGCTCGGGACGATCGATGAGGACCGCTTCCCCACGATTGACTTCAACTTGGCCAACCCCGAGATCGTG